TTTAAGCTCATTGATCTCCACAGCCTTTCGCCTGCGCAATTCAGCAATTTGCTCATTCCTGATCATGCGCTCAAGCGTTGCCTGAGCTTCGTCGCGCTCTTCTCGAGCTAGATTGACGTTATTTGCCCTATCTTGAAGGTCTTTCTTGCGCTTGTCCCTTACTCTCTTTTCAGCATCCGTAAGCTCTTGAAGCTTACCAATCTCAGCATCGTAAAATTCTGTCTTTTCAGCGATGACCTGCCTGACGTCCTCAAGCTCTTTGTTGTAGCGCTCTTTGATCTGATCCTTTAGTTCCCTGTTTTGCTCCTTCTCTAGTTCAAACTGATCCTTGATGGCATCTTTCTTTGCATCGATTGCATCAAGTTCAACTTTAAGTTTATCTTCATACGCTTTGATGTTATCAGCAAGCATTGCTAGCTCGCCTTGAATCGATTGAGCGTTTTCATCTCTCTGAGCTTTCAGCTTTCTGTATTCGTCTACCAAGCCCCCAACAGCTGGCTTTAGCTGCACAAGCCCATTCAGCATCCGGTCAGTAATCTTCGTACTAGCAGTCGCACCTTCTAAGCTGACTCGAGTAAGCTCTAATTGCTCGTCTTTTGTATCACTAATAGCGTTGGAAACGACTCCGTATGCAATGGCACCAGCCGCAACAGTTGCCGCCACTGTTGGCCAATTTCCCATAGCAACATTCAATGTTGTCTGCGCTGTAACAGCAGCCCATATAGCCTTGACCTTTAATGCGAGAAAGGCAAGTATAGCCTTGAATCCAGCGGCAATCGCAGGAGAAAACAATAATACTAAAGCTGTGTAAACTGATGCAATGGCTGGCAGTAAATTGATGAAGTTATCGGCGAGAAACTTCACGGAAGCAATTAAAAATTTGAACGTACCCTTGATTGCGCCACCAAGCGCACGGTCTAAGATGTCAAATGCTTCAGCAATGGCGACAGATAGATTCTGGAACTCACTAACAAGCTGCTCCATCAACGCAGGCCAAGTATTTTGCATGCGATCCGCAATGACGGCAAAAGCGCTGCCCTCCTGCGTCATATTTTCCAGGGCCTTAGAAACTTCCCTGAAGCCAATTTGACCCTCAGCAGCAAGTTCTTTTACTGCAACAGTGCTTTTTCCTGTTACTTCAGCAAGCTCACCCCAGATGGGAATACCTTGCAGTGCAAACTGAGTTAAGTCACGTGTATAAGCTCGTCCCTGCGTACCAACTTGTCCCAAGTTCCTGGCCAGCAGATTGAGATCACCTCCAGTAGCACTTGCAATCGTAGCCAGTCTCGTAGTAGCTTCAACAGCCCTGTCAGTACTCAGTCCATAGGACAACAAGATCTGGTTCGCTTCAACAACTTCAGCAGTATTAAAAGTTGTCCTTGCAGCTACGACTTGCAGCGTCTTCCAAGTCTCTCTTGCTTTCTCTGAGCTACCTGTAAATGCTTCAAGCTGCATTTGCAGGATTCTCAAGTTCTGACCTTCAGTTACGAGGCTAATGATTCCGCGGCCCAAGGCCATGATGCCTGCCGTGGCCAGATTCGCAGCAACCTGAACAAGCGAAAGCTTTCCGAGGAAATTGCCCAGATTTCCGTTACTAAAAGCAGAACCAGAAGCCTGCCCCATCTTTTGGAGCGCCTCTTGCGTCTGCTTGATTTGACTGGTTGTGCGTTTCCATTCATCTGTAACCGTCTTGCCATCTTTGGCAAGCATTTTTGTCTTGCTCAGCTTCTCTTTCAGGGCTTTGTTGATTGCCTTTATTTGAGAAGGAGTCTGCTTCAGGAGATTATTATAAAACTTCTGATCCTTGCTAAGAGCTTTAATTGTGCCTTCAATATTTTTAAATTTCTTTCTTGCTTCTTCAGCGCCAGCAGTTCTAACTTTGATCTTTGCTTCTACTTCCTTCCTTCCGATTTCTGCCATCGCACCCTTGACTTCGTTGGCGACCTGCTTTGCCGCATCACCGAAATCTTTAAGCTGCTGGATCGCAGGGCTGGAGTCAAGAGTTAACTTATAATTCAGTGACTCTGCCATTGCTGCGAGGGGTGCATCGGACTAGTTTTCCCAATAAAAAAGCCCCTTTCGGGGCTTTTGGACCGAGTTTTAACTGAACGATTTACGGATATAAATCAGTTACCAACGTTCTCGTCGATCTCCACCACATAAGGACCGTAGCCCATCAGGCTGCACTCCCAGGAAACAATCGAGGTCACGTCGTTGCTCTCGGTATAGCCGGTCAGGGTGCCGTAGCCATAGATGGTTTCAGTGGTACCAGTAGGACCAACGCGACCAACCTTGACACGCAGACCATCGGCAACAGTGTTCTGCTCGGTGAGGCGCAGGATCTGATAGCCAGCATCAGAGAAATCAGCCACACCAGCAAGGCTCATGGACCAAGACTTGGTAGTTGCGACAGCTTGGCTGAAGCCCTTGGAATCGTCGTCGTAGGTGTAGACCTCTTCAGTACCAGTGTCGGACTCAAGAGTAGCCGAGGTCAGACCTGCCAGACGAACAGGAGTCATGGTGCCATCGGTAGGCTCAGCCACAGGGCTTGCGCCCAAGCTGAAAACACCAGCGCTATAAGTCACCTTTTCATCAGCTGCAACAACAGAGCTAATGTCAAGGAAGTTGGTAGCACCTGAACCAACACCACCGGTCACGCCGGTAAAGGTCACGTCGACACTGGCGGCAAGAAGCGGAGCCAAGTATACGTCGTAACCAAAGGCGGCAGAAAAATTCGCCATATACAAAAACGGGCGAAGCCCGTGCGAAGGTTACTCGGACCTTCACGGCCCGCTAAATATATATTTCCTAGCCCCTATGGGAGGATTGGCATATTTGATTTGATCATAACCTTGGTCTGCACCAAGGCCCCGACGCCATCAGATGCTGCGACAGTATCTATGGATTCCATACCTAGGAATCTTTTAACCATTTGCGCTACTGCATTCGTAATCGCTTGACCATTAGAAGGTTCCCAAGCTACCAAGAAAACATTAAAGGTAAATACGCTATCCGGAGAATCGTTTGACAGGTAAGGTTGAGTTGTTACATCACCTACATCAATAACGACGACTTCCAAACCGCTAACACTTGATAAACCCTTCGTATCTTCGCCGGGAGACTTTACAGAGATCGATGGCAGTACCGTGCCATCAGCAAAAGTATACGTGCCAACATACGACATGAACGTCGCATCTCCAGACAGAGTGTTATAGATAACCTCCGCAGAAGTAGGAAAAGTCTGCGCCATTACATGTATTTTGGCCTGATTTATTGTTCCGTTTGGGCATCCTAACTCGAGACAACGCAGAGAGCTTATGGCCTTCGCTTCATCGGAATTTTCCCTCCGCGTTATCTCATTTTCGTAATCAGATGACTAACGCAAGGGACTACTTTCCCCTCTACGAAAGAATCTCTGATTATCTGTTTAATATGTCTGCACTGACACGGCGAGAGGCCCGTCAGCAATGGCGAGACTCCATTAAGGAAGCTTGGAACAACCGCTGCGCGTATTGCGGAAATCCACCAATCGACGATCGCTCTTTGACGATCGATCATGTCAAGCCTCGGTGTCGAGGGGGTGAAGATCGAACCAGTAATGTGATCCCTGCATGCGAATCATGCAACTCACATAAGGGAAGTTGTGAATGGGTCGCTTGGTACCGAATGCAGGAGTTCTACTCGATAGAAGGCGAACTTCGGATCCGTCAATGGCTATCTGATGGTCGTGGATATTTTGGCAATTGGGACGAAGATGACACGAAAAAAGTAGAAGACTATGCGAACAGCCTGTTAGGCGAGTGGCCTACAGCTTGCTAGTTCCATATTCTCTTCTGCAATAACCTTAGTCTTCACATGTGGCATCTTGAGCCAATGCTCTTGACCGTTTTCGTCCTTGAAAAGACGAGACTGCATTGAGCTTGATTCACGTGCCACTAAAAGCCCTTTAAATCCGTCTTTTTGTTTGCGCGGATTGATTAGTATTGCATCCTCTGCAACTAGAATAACCGAGTCAGGGACTACGTTTTCGTCATATGCAGCAGCTAAATCTGGGTAAATAAACAATGCCCATGTTGGCATCAAACCAGCCTTGATTGCAGCGTGGGCTGCTGCCGCATTCATCTTGCTGGGCAGATTCAACTCAGCCGCCGTCTTGAAGATTGTAAAATCATCAATACTGTAAGGCTTACGTTGACGCTTTGTATCACGATTTGAATTCGCGATAACAGAAGTCTGTAAAGCGATTGGCTTTTCACGCAATGAAAGATCAGTCAAACGCCTCTCGGCAATTTGTTCAACAGCTTTCACTACATATTGATATGGAAGCTCGCCGTAATTGCCAAGGCTGAACTCAGTACAACCCGGAAAGCTGTACTTTAAATCCCAGTAATATTTATCGAACGGGAAATCGTTCAGTCCGCCTTGGCTTTTCCCTTTGACACTTTCCCGGAATCGGATTTTTCGGAGTTGACACCAGGAGCACTCTCTTCTTCGTCATTGATCAGATCTTCGATCGACTTAGCTTCCTCGTCGGCATACAGCTTACTGAGGTCTTCAACGATATCAGGATGCAGCTCTAGAGTATCTTGAAATTCCCAGCTAGAGTCGTACCTAGAGATCATCAAGGCAGTCGTTTGTGCTAGGCGTTGAAGATTGGTAGCTTGCTCCATCTCGCCAGACAGGGAAAGCAATTCCTGTTCATATTTATCTAGATAAGATTCGCCACCAGAGGGATCGTAATTCTGCAGATCTTTGATTACATCAGCTTGCTTTTTATTTTCTTGCCTTGCAATTGAACCAACAACTTTCAGCATGCTGCTGGTACCCGCTTCCTTCATTGCAATCTGCACGAAGCTTTTTTCTGAGACAGAAAGGTATCCGCGACGTTCAATTTCAAATTTACCCGACTCTTCTGATCCAATAAGGATTTTCTTTGGTGCGTAACGAGGCTGAACAACAAAAGGCAGCTTAACCTTCATCTGTACTTTTAAAGCTAAGCAAGCATACCAATTAGC